CTTCTTCGTGAAATTGAAGGGAATGCAGGTGCATCGGGAATGGATCGGTGAGATGATACGGTTCTTGAAATTGCAAGTGAGGATGAATCGACAGTTATTGGCGAACTCCTCAATGAATCCACGGAGAGCGGGTTGTGTACTCTGTGCATTCGAGTAGTCAAACTCATCGAGGATCACTACCTTACGCGCGCCCGTGAAGGACACAGTGCTTGCAAAGTTGCGGATGGTTGTCCGCAATGTGTCTATGTTGCCATCCTCCGAACAGTTGATGACGATGTAGTCAGCACCAATCTCGTTACATAGAGCCTTTGCAACGGTGGTCTTGCCGCATCCAGCAGAGCCGGAGAGAAGGAGGTTCTGCAACTCTCCCCCCTCCAACATCTCCCTGAATGTTGTCTTCAATGGGGTTGGAAGAATGCACTCTTCGATTGATTGTGGTCGATACTTCTCGACCCACAGGAACTGGTCTGCCACGGTTGATGTGGGGGTCATGATGTTCAGCCTTCGTACTTGCTATCCGGTTCAAGTGCAACGTAGTACTTGAGATCGATACTCTGGTTCGTGAATTTGGCGACATTCGATGCACACAACTCTACGTCATATCCACCCGGCATGAACCGAAGGTTCTCTACCTTGAAGTGGAAGTCGAATGACTTCTCGTCATTGTCACCCTTGCTGATAGAGAAGTCGTTGGACGTAGGATCCTTCCGGTCATGAACCCGAATGACTGTCTCGCTTCCAACCGACGTAATCGACAGATCGGGGAGTTGTAGGACAGAAGATGCCTTATGGATTTCCTTGATATCGCTATCGGTGAATTCCATAGAAAGGACCGACTCAGGCATCCTGATCTCTTTGTTGATCGTTGTGAGCAACTTGGGATCGGAGTAATAATACGTCACCGATGCGTTTGCACCATGAATGATCATATACTTGTCTCGGAACTCAAACTCAGGATCGGTAAACAGAGCCACCGTTCCGAGCAGTTTGTTCAGATCCCAAATCCCAAACTCCTGCTCGAATGTCTCAGAGACTGTCGCTTCTGCCATCACATTCTTGTAGTTTGAGATCGTCTTGATCTTGTTTCCGGGTTCGATCAGGATGTTTGAATTGATCCCCGCAAAGTTCTTTAGCAGATCAATCGTTTCCTGTGTGATAGCCACTCGATTCACTGTCATCGTCATCACAATCTCCATTTGGGTCAAACAACATTCCCTTGAGTATGTTCAGGGTAATCTTCTTCTCGTCAAGGTCATCCTTGATCTCTCGCACCCAACCAAACTTCCGAAGCAAGGCGGTCGAAAGATCCTCAATCAACATCTTCTGAAACATCAGGTCACTAACATCTACGTCAATGTACCATAGATCGTCTTCCCGTTCTAGCAGGTACTCAACTGCTCTCTGTACATCTCCCTCACAAGAAAGAGAAATATGAATACCATCATTGTCATCATTTGTCTGTATCCCCATTCTTGTATTCCATTTCTTGTTTGTATTCCCACCAATCATCTTCGCTTTTTATGTCGTGAAGGTGGTCTTTCACGAACTTGCGGTGTGATTTTCTTTGCTCCCGACGAGTGCCTTTTCCGAACTTGTACTCCTCGTCTCTAAACGTCTTTCTGTATGACCGCGCCATTACTACTTCCTTTCTTTTTGATAAGGGCATTACGGAACATCTCAATCTTCTGGTCTGCAATAGACCTCATGTATTTCTTGTCTTCTCTGGTCTTGTTGCTAAGATACCAGAATGACCTGTCAACGAAGAACTCGTACAGAACGGTATCCTTCTTCCACCGAACCTGAATCCTAAGATCTTCGCCTTTTGTGAAAACGGGATTTGTCTCTACGGGACATCGTTTGTACACCCGAACACTGAAATGAGGACAGAGTATGTCAAGATTTCTCTTGAGATACTTCTCGTAGGATTCTGTTGTCATTCTTGCCATAGTGGTTTCATTCTACATCAGTTTCAGTGATCAGTCAATGGTTTTCGGTACACAAAGATAGGCTCGTACTTCCAATATCTCCCGCGTGCGTGACACACGCGCGAGTGGGTGGGTACGCCATTCTCGTCCACCCGATTCCCACCGGGCATTGATTCTAATGTCATCTTGAGTGTAGTCACCTTCTCAAATCCCAAATCCTCTAGGATGTCGCAGGAATCCTTTTCGAGTGGGAGGAACGTCTTTCCCATCTGAAGATCTGCGATGTTCCATAGTATGTATGCTCCTGGCTTCATCCAGTCAAAGCATGTTCTCAGCGTCGGTTCGAGATACCCCTTCTTCCACGATTCGTACGACGAACCAAATTTCTTATATGACTGTTTCGGATCTTCGCAATACGCTTCTCTGTTGAAATAAGGCGGCGATGTAAACACAAGATCGACTTGCCCTTTGTATTGCTGGAACGACTCGTCTTTGTGTATCTCCTCCGACCCCTCGTCGAAGAGATGATAAGTGTTAGCGTCAGAAAAAATGGAATTGCCGCGAACAGTACAGGCGTTGAAGAAATCAGCCAAACATCCGTATCGACTGGTATCGGACTCTGGAAAGTGGTTATCTGGGTTGGGGTCAGTACCCACATAGTGGATTTTTCTATCGTCTTTGACAGACATCGCTCCAAGAATTCTGCCACCCCAACCAGCACTCGGATCATATAGCACGATCCTGTCTTGGTCGGTTAGGTGTTCTGTGAATCTCTCGTAGAGGTATCTTGCGGTGAATGGAGGAAAGTTCACCGCTGGTTGGGAATATCCGATCCGAAACGGAATTAGTCCTTTTGGAAATACCCTCTGCCCTTTCCGATACACCCGGATGCAGTAGACCCTGCCCTCTGGGTGATCTTCTATATTTAGGTTTCGGATATTCCTATCGGATAGGTATTCCTCGTCATACAAGGATTTTACTTCGTCATAATCCAACACCAAAGTCTTCTCTGTGTCGATCTGGAAGTACCCATCATTCATTCCTTCTGGCTTCTTGATGCATTCGACGAAGAAGTCAACATCCCGAAAGATGTGAGGATTGTCTCTATGTGCCTTGATCCATTCCTTTGCTGACTTGGACTTGATCACTCCATGTGTGTCATCGTCCTTCAGTAGAGTATACGCATAGTGATAGAACGAGTCTCTTCGGAAGTGCCTCTTGGATCGGTGCAGCATTACTTCCTCATACTTGTCCTTGTTGAACAGATCGTAGATAGAGTATCCATCGTCGTGCTTGGTGCGATTGATGCGAGCCTTGTACATCCCCGGAAAGAACTGATCGGCTGCGGACCCCAGACAAGTGCGGTTGACGATAATGTCATCGGGTTCTTCGATCTTGTATGCAGACGTTGCGAACATCTTATTGAACTGATCCTCGATTCCTGCACGATCTCTGCCAGCAGAACGAGGAGGAATATCGTAGGTGTCCCATATCCTCAGAACTTCTTTACGGACATCCTTCACCCATTGGGTGAACTGGTCATCGTCTAGGTCTTGAAGTTCGTCAAATGTTAGGTTGACATCGGACTCTACAAGATAGGTGTTCTTCTCATAGAACACATTCAGATTGGATTCGCAAGTTGGGGATGTCATTCCATTCCTCCGTGGGGGCAATTGGGTTCATGTGATAGAATGTGATATCAGGAAAGTCCAAGAACACTTGTTTCAGTTCGCCTATCCAGTTGTGATGTTCTGTCGCGGGCAAATCAGATTCGGCATAACAATCGGTGTCCTTATAGACGTTGTTGTGCTTACCATCAATCCCATAGAGATCAAATCCATACAGGTACACTTCACTAGGCGATTCGTTTTCACACGCAAGTCGTACAGCAAACGGTCCTGTGTTAGTACTCTTCTCGGAGTGGGGGTATGGAGAGGACAGATCATCATTCCCCATCCATATCTTGAACAGCACTTTCTCAGGAACCTCCCGACCAAACACTGCACAGACATCTCGATGTCCCGTATCACCCTCCCTAATCTCGTACCCAGAAAAGTCCATCCCGTTCGTCACATCGAATGGATAGATATCGCCGTAGTTTAGATAGCATCGGTGTTGATTAGTGTAACCAGAAGTCACGATCTCAAAGATCATATCCCAATCAGTTGCACACAGAACATCAGGAATGAAGTCTCGATACAAAGCATTGCAACCGTAGATTGGTCCCTTCTTCCGAAGAGACTCAAGGTCAATTCCCTTCCTGCTCTCTCCATTCCCAAGAACAGTTACTCTATTCGGCATCGGTTCTGTCCACAAACGTCATCGTACTGAAGTTTCCTTTCTTCTGGAATGTGATGTGATTCCTGAAGTTGTCTGATATCTGATCTGCTTTGTGCGAGATAATGAACACATTCGACCTTCTACCCAATCCCTGAATGATCTTCATGAACTCATCCGTCCCTACGTTATCTAGGCTCGAATCAAACACCTCGTCAAGTATAAGCAGGTTGCACGACACACTATTCTTGAGTCTAGCGATCTCCCTCCATGCAAACAAGAACGACAGATCAATCCGAAGTCGTTCCCCCTCACTGAAGTTGTTGTAGGAGAAGTTGTCTCGGTGTCTCGCAAGAATTGTCTCGCTGAATTTTTCGTCGAGGGTGAACTGACAGAACAGACCCATCTGTGACAGGTACTTGTTGATCAGGTTGTTCATTATGGGCAAGTAGTGTCGGATGATTCTGGCTTTGATGCCGCTGTCTTTGAGCATCGAAGCAATCAGTTCTAGGTCTGTCTTGTCGTTGATGAATCCGTCGTTCTCTGCACACACCGTTTCATACTTCAGTTGAGTGTCATCAAGAAGTTCTTGCTCCTTACTCTGTTCTTTGCCATTAGTAGACAAAGACGCTATGTCCCGTTCGTACTTCTCGATAATCTGATCGTTGTGTCTAACCTGACTTTCTCTTTCCCGTATCTTCTCTTTGACATCATTGCTGTCCGACACAAGTTCGTTGAATTTAGACACTTTGGTTTCAGAATCGTCTATGACCTCGGAGATCTCTTCTATGGCTTTCTCGTATTCCGACTGCTTATTCTTGGACTTGTCCTCTATGTCCACCTTGAACTGCTCATCAATTCCCTGTCCGCAGGTAGGGCAGTTGTCGTTGTTTTCATAGAACTCCAACTCCTTGGCGATGTCCCTTATCTTCCTGTTCAGGGTGGTCTTGATTTTCTCTGATCGCAGAAGCATCTCCTCTACCTTGTCCTTGTTGGTTATCTGGTCGATAAGGACATCCCTTTCGGACTCTAGTTTCTCGATTTCCCTACGGAGTCCTTCTTGTTTTGTAGTCAGACTATCGATCTCGTCTCTCTTTTCATCAACACTCTGCTTCTTCTTTCTCTCTAGCGTTTCTAGGACTCTCTTGTGTCCTTCAATCTTTGCCTCATATCCTGCAATAGAACCCTTGAGGATCAGAATCCTATCCTTTGCGTTTGTCAGTCTCTCCTTGAGGACCGCATTCATCAGGGAGAAGATGTTGATGTCTAGGATGTCCTCGACTACATTCCTCCTATCACCCGTAGAGAGTTTCATAAACGCCGTGTAGTTGGATGACCCCAAGATGACCACCTGACAGAATGCTTTATAGGACATCTTGAGAATCTGATCCTCTAGCATTTGCTGATAGTCGTTTGCCTTTGCGTCTTGGTCAATGAGAACACCATCTCGATGAATCTCAAAGACCTTTGGTTTCATCCCACGAACCACCTTGTAGGAATGATTCCCAGACTGAAACTCAATCTCCACCACACAATCCTTCTCATTGACCGAGTTGACCAGACTGCTGATGTTGATTCCCCGAAAGGATTTTCCATAGAGTGCGTATGTGAGAGCATCCAGCATCGTGGACTTCCCACTGCCGTTCTCGCCTGATATCAGGGTTCTGTCGTATTTGTCTAGGTAGATTTCGTTGAAGTACTGTCCTGTACTCAAGAAGTTCTTCCACCGGAGTCTTTCAAATCTCAGCATTGTCTCTCACTTCATACCCAAAGAGATCCGGGGAGGGGGCGGTTCCGAAGAAACCCCCTCCCCAGCCTCTATAGGAGGAAACCCACTTCACTTCTCGACAAGTTGCTGTCGAGATTCCATCTCCACTATATCTTCCTGTAACTCTCTAACCATCTGGGTTAGATTCTCACATCGTTGAACGATAGTATTTAGGTCGGATTTCAGACGCGCGTTTGCTCGATTTAGGCTGCGGATGGTTTGGAGCATCGTAATACCAACACCCACAAAAATCAAAATCAGTAGTGCAATATCCATCATTGCTTCTCCGGTAAAGGTGCTTCGTAGTAGATGTCAAGACCCAAAGCCTTGGCGAGATGCCACTCCGCTTTTGCACCACGACTGGTTTCCCAATCGCTCATCATATAGATGGCAGTACAGTAGTCGCAGATAGCATCCATGTCCCTCTTCAACGCAGCACGCATAAATTCATGGTCTTCATAGTTGTTGTCAGGATCGAATTGATGGGGACCATTGATAGGTTTCTCGTCATTCCGATCCATCTCTGCGGGATTGATAACAATCCAACCTTGCTTTCCAAGCACTTTCGCCTGTCGGTCAAAGGCTGGGTAATTGTAATCCTCAATCCCTCTCATCGGACCCGCAATATAGACTGTTGGTTTTCGATCTGTCTTCATTGGCGCAATGCCTCCAAATACAACTCCTTGACGAGTTTCTGAACCCTCTCCTGCTCAATCACCTTTGGGTTCGTCTTGACTTCTGCTAACAGAAGATCGATGGTGGACTTGTTCATATCATCCCCATCCTCGTCCTTGTCATCACTACCAGTACTTCCATCCACATCCTCGATGACTGTGAGGTTATGAACTCCCACACCATACATCGAATCGATGATCTTGTCAAGCAATTCTGGTTTCTTTTTTTCGGCTACATAGATCTTGACGTACTTCTGGCTGTACTTGTCTAGAGACTCAAGTAGGTCGGTATAGTCTGATACACTATCGTCATACTTCAGTGCGTAGAACATCTCGTATGGGTTGTCGATGAAATCTAGGCTTCTGTCGTCGGTGTCTAGAACCCAGAACCCCTTCAGGTCGCCTACATCAGAGAATGTCATCTGATATGGCGCACCCAGATACTTCACGTTGTCTTTCTCGGACCCTGTATGGAAATGCCCACTGAGAACCTGCTCGTACCGCGAAAACAATTCGTGATCCAGTCCGAAGTCGTGCTTGATTCCCGGAATGACCTCGAATCCCTTGAACTCCAGATGACCAATTAGCCATTCGGCAGGTGCAGTTTCTACGAACTTCAGACTCTCTTCTTCGTTGTCCTGACTGATCCACGGTAGGAGTGCAATGTCCATCCCATTGAAGTTGACCACCTGTGGCTTATCATAGTACTTGATGTTGTCTGGGTATTGGTCGGAAAAGACTTCTCGGAGACAGTTGACTTCGTTGGTGTTCTTGAAGTAGGTATCGTGGTTTCCTGCGATGCAGTGCATCTCGATTCCATAATTGTCAAATAGTGGCGACAAGAACTCCGTTCGTACCCGGTTGAGTGTGTTGAAGTTGACATACTTACGTCGATCAAGGAAATCTCCCGCATGAATGACCGTCGTGATATCGTTCTCCTCAAGGTACGGGAAGAATACGTTGTTATAGAACTTGAAGAAGTAATCCAAGAACAGGCTTGAATCGTTTCTAATGCCAAAGTGAGTGTCGGTCAGGAGGGGGATTTTCATAGCAAGGAGTCCAGTGTTCCGCCACTGCCTTTCTTCTTCTTTTTCTTCGGAGCATACTTCTCCAAATCGTTATCACTCAATCTAAACTGCTTCTGTGCAGACAGTTTTTCGTGAGGATCTTCTTCGCACCATTGAACTGTGCCTGTATAATCATCCATCTTCTCTAGAACCTTGTACTTGACGTACATCTGCTTCTTCTCTTTCTGAATACGTCGGAGGAATGCGTAGTACATCATCTGAGTGAAGTAAGAGAAAGCATTCTTTGACTTCTCTGGATTGAAGTTGTGTGCATAGAGAATGCAGTTCTCAATAGCATCTCCTACCATATCGTCTCGGAATGTGTAGTTCGCAAACGAAGACCTCTTGGCTAACCCTTCCGCCATTAGTACAAAGCACTCACCAATGTAGTTTGTCAACGGAGGTTTTTCGTCACCCGAAGCCATCGCTTCGTTGTATTCTTCCTTCCATTCACAGAGAGCATTGTAGAACTCCTTGTTATCGACATAGTGGTTGCTGTTTTCTTCTTTTGCCAAATCACATCTCCTTATGTACATCTGTGATGATGTAGACAAATATACCACAAAAAAAATCTATGTCAAGGGTTGACAACAGTTTCGCCTACGTTATACATACAGTGTGCTGGTTTGAGAGGGAACTACTCTAATATACTTTAGGTAGATTCGGGACTCAGTAGTCCTTGGGATCTGGTGACCAATCGGTCCAATCGTTACCCCAATCTTCTCGGGTCTTATCAACATCTTCTTCATTCCAATCTTCATCGGAGATCTCCTCATGGAAATTTCCATGTTGTTTCTGTTCTTCTTGAGCCATATCATATGAGTTTAGGATGGAGTCTATCATCCCAGAAATGATGTCCTTGATATTGCCCTGAAGGTCATGCACATCACTTTCATCTGGTGGTTCTTCCCCAAATGCCTGTTCCATCATCTTAGACATATTCTCATGCAATTGATCTGCACGATCAAACCTTTCCTTGGTTTGGATGTATGCAGCCAATATGTTTTTGTTGGGTGGAAGGATGTTCTGGATGACATCCCGTGGTACTGCAATCTTCTGTACCGAAGTATGCTCTAGATAGTCATTCATATAGACCATCTCTCGTTGCACTGAGCCATTGGGATCTTGGGAATCCTCTATCATACAACCCATCACACGCATGGGTCTTTCTAACATCAAGTTCTTCTTGTCTGATCGTACGATCCGAGCAACCAATTCCTCGCCAGTCTTCATCTTGATTACTCGAAATCCCCGATCATCAGATGGGGAGTTTTGAGTAGTCATATCAGTTCATTCCGATGATGTTCGTCGCTGTCGTCGAAGCCAACACCTTTGACGTATTGACTGGGAGAATGGTGCCAGTAGGAACGGAAGCGAAGGAGGCGGTGACACCACTACCTCGTTGTTCGACATCTACGGTTCCACCAACGCCAATATACAAAGCCTTGTATTGATTGGGGTCATCATTGCTTGTTGTAACAGCGGTGAAGATGCTGTATGTTTGTGCTGACATTCGTGAGTCTCCTGTAGTTCTACCCTATATTTATACAGACCGGAGACACATCAAACTTCTCGGAACGATAGATTTCCATTCGTTCCTCGTAGTGTCGATATGTGTGGTTGACGTACTTCTTCCATCGAAGATCGTCACTGATGTCGAACAACTTCGCCTTGTCCTTGTGTTCCGACTTCCGCAACTGCCTTCCGATGCTCTGTAGCACCCTCACTCTACTCTTGGAGGGGGATGCAAAGATGATATTGTGAAGTCTCTTGATAGATACACCAGTCGAGAATGTTCCATAAGAGGCTACAATGATAGCATTGTCCTCTTCCTCGGTGATGCGTCGGATGTCCTCTCTTACGTCCGCCTTGACTCCACCGTGGACGAGGAAGACCTTCCCGTCGTGTTCAGAAACCAGTTTTTCGTATAGGGGTACCCCGTGGTCCTTGACGTACTGAAACAGGACTAAAGTGTTGCCAGAGACGCTTCTAGCGAGTCTGACGATGAATTCGTTTCGTATGTCCAACTGAACAAGTTGGTGAATTTCCTCCTGATACGTCAATCTCTTGAATGAGTTGCACACCTCTTTTGGATACTTCAGGAGCAATGAATCGATTTCAAATTCCGATAGGACGTTTCGTTCGATTAGATCTTTGGTTGATGCAGCCTTGTACACAGGACCGAACAGACCTTCGATCACCAGACGGTGTGCTTTGGTTCCGTCGAGGGTTCCTGTACACCCGATTCGGATGGGACAATCATTGAGTTTGGTCATGATTCCTATCAGCGATTTGGCTTTGTAAAGGTGACATTCATCCCCAAACACCACACCATACTGATCAAAGAACTCTTTGGGCATTTTGTACAAACTCTGCCACGTTGAGATGGTGACTTGCTGGGGTGCTTCTCTGTCCTTCCCTGAGTATATCTTGTGGCAGTTCTTCTCTACATCCCAGTCAATCGCGGATGCATAGTCAGCAAAGTCGCTGTACATCTGTTCTACTAGACTTGTCGTGGGTACTAGGATGAGAATCTTCTTGTCCGTGGTACTCTGGAAGTATCGCATCAGTGCATAGATGATGAGAGACTTCCCTGAGCCTGTGGGGGACAGGAGGAGGGTGCGTGGGTTGTTGAGACATTGCCGAATTGCATCCACCTGATGCGCGTGCGGCGTGATCGCGTCCCCGCCCGCGTGCGTGCGTAGGAAGTCGGTTGCGAACTTCAGAACCTCGTCTGCCGATACGTCATTGACTGTCGGACGGAGACTTTCCTCTACCCGACACTTGTAGTTACGATCTTCGCAGAACTTGATGACGTAGGACAACAGACCCCGATAGAGATCACCCTTGAACATATTGAACAGTCGGATCTTCCCGTCCCACTTGCGATACTTGAATGCAGGTGTGTATTCCGCGCCCGGAACAGTGAACGTGAAGAATTCGGTGAGTTCCTTTCCGATGTCCTGTTCGCAGTCTATGTGGATATAGACGGAATCCTTTTCGGTGATCTCTACCATACTAGGATCCGTGGAGGAACTTTCGCCATTCGATAGCGTTGCGGATGTTCCAGTTTCGGTTGTTGATGGACTTCATGTAGTCCTCGATCAGTTGCAACTTGGTGCTGGAGTATGACATTCGTGCATTGGATGTGGTGATATCCGAATCAGAATCGAGGTAGATATTCACATCACCCCGGAGGATCTTCTTCTGGAATGGTTCCCATCCGAGTTCGTCTAGTTCTTCCTTGTCCATCTTCCCTGTGTAGTACTCCCACTTCTTGCGGTACAGGGTCTTGTGATCCGCTTCCAACTTCTTGTATCGCAGTCGCTCTTCGTGCAGAAGAACGAGATACTTGTTGTGGAGTTGGGGGATTTTGGTTGACTCCTGATCGAGAACGGTGTCATCCACCTTCGAGTCAGCAGCCA